CTCCCTTAGCACCAGTTGGGCCAGTATTACCAGTAGCCCCAGTGCTCCCAGTACTCCCAGCGATACCTTGAGGCCCCGTCGCCCCTGTCGGACCTGTTGCTCCTGTTGTTCCTGTGTCACCTTTTACTCCTGTCGCTCCTTGTGCACCTGTTGGACCAGTTGCACCTGTTGGCCCTTGTGGACCTAAAAGTCCTTGACTTCCTTGTGCGCCAGTTGCACCTGTTGCTCCCTGCGCTCCTGTTGCTCCTGTGGGTCCAACGGAACCAGTTGGTCCAGTTGCTCCCACATTTCCTTGACTTCCAGTTGGTCCAGTTGGTCCTTGAACTCCTGTGCTTCCTGTAGGACCGATAGGTCCAGTCGCTCCCGTTTGTCCATTTGCTCCTGTACTTCCTGTAGCACCTGTGGGTCCAGTTGGTCCCTGTGGACCCGTTGGTCCTACTGGTCCTTGAGGACCTTCACTACCAACACCACCATTGCCATTACCGTTATTACCAGTTATTAAAGGTTGAATATTTACTTTCATATTTACCCTTAGAGAAGGTCAAACCAACCAAGAGATGACTTTACGTTTCCAGTTCCAGTAACAGCCTTTACAGCAAGCACCATCACATCGCTGATTGGGGTATCTGAATTTGTTCTTCCAAGTTGAAAAGCAAAGTTTCCAGCATCAGAATTTTGTCCAGCAGTACTTTGATTAGTTGCACCAAAGAAGCCTTCAAGCATTTTTTGCCCTCCGACCATTGCTGTTGCAGAGATGTTGTACTCCACATTGAGTGATTCGTGTAGCACCCAAGAACCACCAGTAATACTGGTCGGGTTCTTTATAAGCGCATAATCAAAGTCACCGTTTGTTGTTGGATATAAATCAATTGAGCCTGGAACAATCACTGAATCTGTTCTATTGCTAGGCATACGAATAGCAACTAATGGGTAATAACTAGTTGTAACTGTAGTTGAACTTCGTATTGCATAGTGTGCATTGGTTGATTTGAAATACCCGCCGTTAGAAATAACAGAGACACATACTTGCTTCATTGTGCTTGAGGTATTGGTAGTTCCAGTATTTTCAATTTCATAGCGAACAGGAAGAGTTGCTGTAGTCATATAGACGCTATCAATATGGTTAGCGTGGTCAAACTGATGACAAATGACAAAATACCCATCAATTGCAAACCCCATTCGGACAGAGCCAACCCCAAGCCACTCAAACTCAGAAAAAAGAATCTGCGCCTTAGTAAGGTCTAAAATAATGTCTGACATACCAGAGCCATCAAGTTTGTCTATATTCCACTCAGATTGTGGAACTCTAGTTTCAACAACAGAACCTGTCACATAACTACGCTTGACAAAGTAAATATTGGTTCCGTCTTGCTCAAGATAAAAACCGTTCTGACGCCCAAAATATCCTGCACGCTGACGCAAGTTGGTCTGAGGTGGAGCAAAGACAAAGGTCTGCATAACTTGTAAAGACTTACCTGGTTGATATGGAAATACCTTTTTTGTTTCTCGATAGACTTTAGAACCAGAAGTTGTTGTTACAGTCAGGGCAGCGCTGCTTTGTTCTACGATATGAGAAACAGATGCTCCGTTAGAAGTTACATCGTCAAAATCGCCATTTTCATTGTAGCGATGACTTGAGTCAAAGAGGACATATCCTTCAGATGTTTTGATGCGTCCGAACATATCGGTACGAAAAGAACCGTATCCGTTAGCCTTAACATTGGGGATTTTATCTCTCATGTAAGCAGTTTACAATAAGAAAGGCCCCCCGAAGGGAGCCTTACTTATCAATATACTAATCAAATACTTCTAATTAGTCGTGCTACATACCTAATTACTTCGTTTGGTCGCCAACTTGGGTCAACTTCTAATTGTTCTATTTTTTCAGCAATTAGTTCCTTTTGATTTTTCAAAGCCTCTTCGTGACCCCAACCAAATTTTGGTTCTAATTTATGAGTATCAGGATTGGAGGACATATCGGTTTTTGTCCAAGATTGGCTTGTAGCAACTACTGTTCGAGTTGTGTGTTGTGAGGTAGCCGTAGCGTGCCATACGGAAACGGATAGAACCGTGAGTAACTCCGAGACGCTTTGCAAGCCTGTAGATGCTGACACCTTCGACTGTGTGCGAGTAATTGATAAGCGCTGTGTACTCTTCTGCTTCTTTTCTAAATCGTGGAGAGTGGGAGCGGACTTGCTGAGCAAGTGGCTGAAGTTCGAGTAATCGTGCAAGGGTTTCTGGGCTTGGCTCTGCATATACTCGTGGCTCCTTCTTTGGCTTTTCTGGTGGTGTTGGGATTGGTAAGTGAGAGATTTTTGTTTCATCAACCATAGGAGCGCGACCATCAGAAATTTGACGGATACGCTCACGAGTAAGACCACCAACTGCATCAGCAATTGATTGCAAAGACCACTGCGCTTTTCTTAGAGCAACAATGTATGCGTTTCGTGTTTCGTTATCAAGTGTAGGGAATGCATCAATAACTTCCTTTGGAAGGGTGTGATTGATTTTTCTGTACTCGATTGGAACGGCATCTGTATCTAGCGTCATTTTTCTCCTTATTGTCTTCTAGGGAATTCCTATAGGAGAATGCTATTGGTTACTTGCTATAGATGCAACTAGTCGTTTTCTGTGGGGAAATCCTTCAGAGTATTCAGCCACGATGCTATGTCCTTGAGTTCGAATTCTTGGAGATTTTCTATTCCTAACAAGTACTCAAGTTGTTTGAGGTAGTAAGACAACTGCTCTGGAGCAAGCCCTGTTTCTTTGCTGAGGTAGTTGTACATTTCAGTCAAGACCTCTTGGACAAAGTTGCCCTCTGTGGGGATATATCCTTCAGCGAGGATTATCTGAATAAACTCGCTGTTATCGCTTGACTGGCTCATAGGTATATTTTAGAGTAGTATGGGAAGATGATTATGACCCCTGAGCAATCGGAAAAAGCGTGGAGCCAACTGAATGAAGAACTTTGTTCGGGCAACATTACGAGTGTTGATACGACTACTGGTAATTTATATATTTACGTTAGTGGTGCAAAACATCGGTGGGTCCTCGTAATTGCAGGAATGATGTCTGTTGCTACAAACCCTGCTGTTGATGAATCATTTGATTTAGAGCCTACATTCTTTATTGACCACGTTATCAACCAACTTACCCCTACATATATGGATGGTGGAGTTTTTGATTGGGACGCTGAGAATAAGTTTCTTAGTTACAACAACTTATCGCTAGAAATTCTTGGACCGCAGTATTCATTTATGCTCCAATGCGAAAAGTTCGGCGTCTCTATGATGGACGACTGATTTTTTAAGACTCTCGTTCCGTTAAAAGAATCGGACGAAGCGTGTCGAAGTGTGGTTTGGTGTGTTGGTGTTAAGATTCGGGAATGTACCAAGTCATTCAAGGGGACTGTATTGAGGTCCTGAAGACGCTAGAAGAAAATAGCGTTGATGCAATTGTCACCGACCCTCCCTATGGTCTTGAGTTTATGGGAGAAGATTGGGACGCTCCTTGGAAGAAATCAGAAGTTGTTGAAGTAACAGATAAAGCAACAAACGGAATTTTTCACGATAAAGGTTTTAATCACGGAATTAGATTTTCTCGTGGTTTATTTGAGATGCAAGAGTTTCAAAAGTGGTGTGAGTCTTGGGCAAAAGAAGCATTCCGTGTTCTCAAGCCAGGCGGTTACATTCTTGCATTTGGTGGCTCACGAACATATCACCGTCTTGCTGCTGGAATTGAAGATGCTGGTTTTGAAATTCGTGACCAGATTATGTGGGTTTATGGCTCAGGGTTCCCAAAGTCTATGGATATTGCAAAAGCAATGGATAAATCTGCTGGTTTGCAAGGTGAAAAAATTGGTGAAAGAACTTTTGGAAAAACTAGCACAGGGCAAGGCTCAGGGTGGAATGAGAATGCAGTTGCTGCCACAGGTAAACAAGATGTATTTGCGCCAGCAAGCGAAGAGTCTGAGAAGTGGAAAGGTTGGGGTACAGCGCTCAAACCTGCACACGAACCGATTGTTATGGCACGAAAGCCTTTCAAGGGAACAGTTGTAAACAATATTGCTGCTTGGGGTGTTGGTGCAATCAACATTGATGAGAGTAGAGTTCCAGGCGAAGCAGTACCAATAAATAAATTAGAAGACTGGTCTGGGTTTGGTCAATTAGAAAAGCCAGACTACAAACAAGAAGTAAATGATGCAGGTCGCTTCCCAGCAAACTTTATTCACGATGGCAGCGATGAAGTTGTTGAATTGTTCCCAACTACAAAGGGCGGAGTCTTTCCTGCTACTCGTGGCTCAACAACGTCAGTAGGTGCTTTTTCACAGGCGCCACATAAAGATAAGCCAGACCAAGCGCGAGTTATGGGTGACTCTGGCTCTGCTGCTCGTTTCTTCTATTGTCCTAAAGCAAGTGCAAAAGACAGACACGATGGATTAGATGAGAAGAATCCGCACCCAACAGTAAAGCCAACCGAGTTGATGAAGTATTTAGTGAAGATGGTTACTCCTGCTGGTGGAGTTGTTCTAGACCCTTTCACTGGTTCTGGTTCAACAGGAAGAGCAGCAGTTCTTTGTGGTTTTGATTTTATTGGTATTGAGATGAATAAAGAATATGTAAAAACCGCAGAACTGCGAATAGCGGCTGTAGATGAGTCTTAAAGACAACTACACCATAAAGAAAATCTCCTATCAGGAGGCTATGGAAATAGTTGTTGACAAACATTATCTTCACAGGAAATGTCCAGTAAGTCACGCCTTTGGACTTGTGGATAACTCCACTACCAAAGTTGTTGGTGTTGTGACCTACGGGGTTAGCCCGTCATCAACTTTGCTTCGTGGAATCTGTGGTCCAGATGAATATCAAAATGTTTATGAATTAAATAGGTTATGGGTAGATGACTCTGTTCCCAAGAATGGTGAGAGTTTTTTAGTATCAAATACAATATCTTTACTTGATAGAGAAATCATTGTTTCTTTTGCTGATACTTCCCAAGGTCACGTTGGGATTATTTATCAAGCAGCAAACTTTATGTACACGGGGTTATCCTCAAAGTTCAAAGACCCAAAGGTAAAAGGATTAGAAAACCAGCATCACGCTACTTATGCCAACGGACTTACCAATCAACAAGTTATTGAGAAGTTTGGCGCTGAAAATGTAACCTTTGTAGAACGACCAAGAAAACATCGTTATATCTTTTTTAGTTGTAGCAAAACCCGCAGGAAAGAACTAATGAAAAAACTACGCTACAAAGTTATTGAATATCCAAAGCACCAGATTCCATAAGAATCTCGTCTGTATTATCGTAAATATCTAGTGCTTCATTCATAAAAGCATCTTCGTGCTCTCTAAAGTGGTGACCGCAGAAGTACAAATCTCCACTATTGAAGACAACCATAAAGACTGCTTTTTGGATACAACGGTCACATCTGTCCGTCTCTTGTATGACCTTTGTTGTTGCAGTCATTTACGAGAACAGTTTCTTATGTAGGTCGTCGCACATAGGGCAGATTGGAAACTTTTCTGGGTCACGGGAAGGAACCCAGACTTTTCCGCAGAGAGCAACAACTGGCCACCCATTAATCATTGCCTCTGTTGCTTCATCTTTTTGAACAAAGTGGGCGAAACGGTCGTGATTACCGCTATCGGTATCAAGGTGTGTGTCAGTATCAAGGACCGTTCCGCTCATAAGACAATTTTAATACTCTACTGGAGTAAGTGATTTGAGAACTTTCTCTCTAGAAATAAATGCAAGATGTGATGAAACATCTTCACTTCCATAAGAAATGACAAAATCTTTTTCATAGGATACGATTCCCGCAGCAAACTCAACGCCAGGCTTATAAAATTGAAATCCTTTTGATAAACCAACAATATGTCCTTGTTCATCGTATCTTGCAAAGTAATGAACATAGTTTCTTTTGTGTGAACTTACTGTCCCAAAAGTCTGACGGCTAAACATATTTTCTGTCTTTCCGTACATTCTATGGACTACTGCTAGATAGGTGCCATCGCCAAGTGCAAGAAGATTTGTATTGCCTCTAATTGCAGAAATATCTGGGTGGTCGGTCAACCAAGTAGATAAAGTTCCATCTTTGATTGTTGCATTTGGTCCGTAAATGAAGTCAAAGTTTGGGTTTGGCTCTGGTGGAACCATCCAGTTTTTCTCTGGACGCTTGACGTCAATACCAGCAAACTTTTCAATAGAAACAACTTTTGTTGCTTTCTTATCTAAATCACCAATAACCATACGAGCAACTGGAGTATGAGTTTCCATCATCACAGCAGTAAATTTCCAGTGGTCTCCTGCCCAGAATAACTTAGGGTCTTCTAATCCACGAACAATAGGAATATCTAATCCTGAAGTATTAATCTTTCTTAGATTGCTAATCTTCCAATCAGAGGTCAAGTCAGCAAACCAAAAGTTGCTTTTGATTGTGTCATTATGAGTTGTAACCGTATATGCACCGTCTGGAGTAATTACATAATTACTAGAGCGAATTGCAAGTACATAACCTTTACGAGGTGCTTTAGCAATACAAGGATTTGTGGCAGACCAGTGTTTATCTTCTGGATTCACTAAACGTCTTAGGTCAACTATGTGACCACCCAATTCTGGGATTTTTGGATAATTTTGTTCCATTAGTCTTGGTAAATCACTTTCGGGTATCTATCAACTACATCAGATTTCTTGTGAGCAAGAGTAAATAAATTATCTCCTAAATGATTAAGAGCGTAGCCAGCATCTTTTAGTTTATGAATATCTGTATAGTTTGGGTCTTCAAAGCAATCTTCTGACCAGATACTTCCATCAAAGCCAGCAGCCTTGAGAACCTGCATAAGAGAATGAATGCTGTACTCGTAGTTATGTCGGTATAAAGACCTATCGTGTCGGTACTGCATATAAAAGTATGGCTCAATGCCACGAAGCATCTTTGTAATAGACCAAGTGCTTACAGCATTAGGGGTTGTTAGTAGAAGTTGTCCACCTGTTTTAGTAACACGATTGAGTTCAGAGAGCATATACATTGGGTCAACTTCCATATGCTCAAGAACTTCTGAGCAAACAACAAAGTCAAAACTTTCGCTGACAAATGGCAACGGGTCATTTTCTATGTTGACTCTTGCACAATGAACAACTTTGGAGAATCCATTGAGAGAGATTGTTATATCTCCAATAGTTTCTTTATCTAAATCAAAATCTGTTACAAATACTTGTAGGTCTGGAAAAAGCATCTCTAGTGCTAGGGGGATTAGGTGAGATGTTCCAATCTCAAGGAGAGAGCCTGTGGGCTTTGAATCAAAGATAACTTGGAGAGTACGAGCCATACGACGTTTGTGTCCTTGATGATAGGAGTCATCACTAGCGATGAGGCTCTCTAAAACAAGAACAATCTCTTCCGAGATATTTTTGTATGGGTGCGAGTACATATATGGAGTCTATAGTGAATTTACTATAGATGTGTTATTAACACGCTTTGAGCGAATGATGAGAATCGAACTCACACTATCTGCTTGGAAGGCAGAGGCACTACCATTATGCAACATTCGCGTTGGCGAGCAGTTTTACAACATACTCAGGTTGTAAGGCTGAGGCACGTTTAGGGAAGCCCCTATACGAGAGGTTCCCCCTCAGCGCTTAAGATTATTTTACAGTGATGGTGCGTGGTTTCTTCTCTTCAGGAAGTTCGCGTCGCAAGGTAATTGTCAGAATTCCATCAGTGAAATCTGCTGTGTCAACTTCGACGTAATCTGAGAGAGCAAATGTATGAGTAAAAGAGCGAGCACCAATACCCTTGTGGATATAAGTTTCTCCAATTTCTTTTACTTTGTTTCCAGTAATAGTAAGAGTCTGTTCCTGCTGGACAACATCAATTTCTTTCTTGTTGAAACCTGCAAGAGCCATCTCAACTCGGTACTCATCTTCATCAACTTTGATGATGTTGTATGGAGGATAAGACGAGCCTGTTGGAATTGTTGTTCGTAGTTGTTCCAGCAAATCCCACTGGCGGTCAAAGCCAATAGTCCAAGTGTTGATATTAGGGAGCCAACTTGTAGTAGATGTTGTTGATGACCCTGTTGCTGGTGTGAAGAACTGCTGATATGCGCTTACTTCTTTAGACATAGTTGTGCCTACTTTCTGCTACCCCTTGCGGCGATAGCGGTTATATCCCGTACCAATCGGCTACGGGGCACCTACTATAACAAAAAATGATGTAGGATTATTTCCATGGCTAAAGGAAAAGGTGGAGCAGCGGCTCCTGCAAAAGCGCAATCAGGTGCTAACCGTCCCAACGGTAAGGCATATAAGAAGTTCATCAAGACTATGGTTTTTGATGAGCGCCGTCAGCGTCACAAGATGGTTCGCGTTCCAAATCCTAAAGCGTAAATACTTGCTGGTCTGGGAGGGCTCGAACCTCCGACTTGCGAATTAACAGTTCGCCACTCTGCCGACTGAGTTACAGACCAATATTTATATGTCGTCTTTTTCTTCGTGCTTTGCTTCGCACTGTCGTGCTAAGTCTGGTACAACAAACATCTTTTGGCAATAAAAACACTGCCACCTTTTTAGGCGCTCGCGTTCTTTATCTTCGTAGTAGGACAACTATCCCCCAGTTGAGTAAAAGCCGCGCCCCTTAAACAACGCCGCTGGCGCTGAGTAAATTCTTTTTAGTGGTTCTTCGCATTGTGGTGCTGAGCAACTATAAACACTCTGCTCTTCTGACATAGGACGCTCTTGTATGTTGTAGTGCCCTTGAGTACATTCGTATTCGTAAGTCGCCATTACTTCTTCTTTCCATACTTCATATGGATATACATCACGACCATACCTGAAATAAAAGAGTAGATAGGTAGAAAGAGTTTCAGAAATAGGTCGTCCATAGCGTTATCTTAACACATCGGCAAATTCAACCAACAGCGCTGGCTTAGGTTTTGCGCCAGTAATTCTCTTGACTTCTTTTCCATCTACAAACAATATAAGTGTTGGGATGGACTTCAGGTGGAGTTCGGCTACAAGCCCAGAGTTATCGTCTGAGTTGACCTTTACTACCTTTACTTTGTCCGCATACTCTTCTGAGATTTCCTCAAGAATAGGTGCAATGGCTCTGCAAGGTCCGCACCATTCAGCCCAGAAATCAACTAAGACTGCCCCTTTATATGTCAAAACATCAACGGCAAAGTTTTTAGAACTAGACTCGTAAATCATTATTCATCGTCCTTTGAGAAGTAAGCGATTGCTTCTGCGGTAAGCCAGCCAAGAAGACAGGCAGTTCCGATGTATTTGATAAACATTATGAGAGAAGCAAGCATTACTTTTCTTCTTCTATTGTAGTTCCAGCAGCAGATGTTCCATTGAGCATAAAGCCTGAGATAACACCGACAAGGAATGAGATGGTTGTTGATAGAAGGCTAAAGAAAGCCTTATCGTTTTCAGACTGAACTGCACCTAACGGCTGAGTTACAAATGTAACTGCATAAATAATTGCCATTGTTGCAACAAAGACTGTAGATGCCAGCATAATTCCGACAATAAAGCGAAGACGAGTATTGAGTTCGTCTGTGGTGTATCGCTTTCTATTACTTTTGAATAGTGCTGGCATCGTTATATTCCTTATCCGTATCATAAAGTGGAGTACCCTTCATTACATCTTTAGTGCAAATGCCAAAGGCTTCGCACTTTGGGTAGGTGCAGTCTGGTGTATTCCAGTTAGCAGGGTCCTGACACGGATAGCGGTAGACCTCTTTGAAGTCATACTTGCAACCAGTAAGACCTGTTAGGCAGAGCCCGACCATTCCTACTACAAAAAGTTTCTTAAACACAAACGTCCTCCCACCCACTATTTTACGGGCAGAAGGACGCAGTGAGAGTTTTTAGAGAGTTCCCTCTTCCATCAAGACAAAGCCTGTCTCTCGGTCAAAGATACGATAATCGCCGCTTACAACATCAAACTTCTCGTTGACAGCATCTAAAACAACTTGCTTATCTAGTGAGCCGCAAGTGTACAAATCAAACTGAAGTTTGGCTGGTGATTCTTCGTCCCAAACGTGGAAAGCAATATGGCTAGTTTCAATACCAACAATTGCAGTAACTCCTTGATTTCCAGGAGTATTGACGTAAGTTGCGTGTGGTCCCATAAGGACTTTCATTCCTACGCGATTTACAAGGTCATTGAGAAAATCAATGGCTTCTTGAAATGTATACAAAGGATTATTTACCCTTGCATTGATAAGAACGTGCTTATGTTCTACGGACATTACTTGTCCTTTCGGTTGACAGTTTTGAACATAAATACTACCAGCGCTGAAACAATAATTACAGGAAGTAGTAGATAGACACCGAAAGCAAGTAACGCCAAAGATTCCATTACTTGTCCTTGAGGTTCTCGGTAATCAACTTGACTTCACAAGCGTCTGTTACGCAATAACTTTCCCCTGCTGCTTCTACGCCCATTCCTGCATAGATACCTGAGAAATCAATAGGGAACAACTTCATAGTTCCTTCTTCCTCGTAATCCTCTTCAGTAATCTGTGTGTAAGGCATCTGAGGGTAAGAGAAGTTTCCTGAAGGTAGGAATGAGACAGTCTTGAGTTGTCCGTCATACATATGAAGAACGGTATCAACGTGCTCTGACTCTGTTTCAGGGTCAAATGAAACGGTTACTGAAACTGAGTTATCTGACCAGTAGCGCTGTGCTGTTGCTGCAAGTGCCATCTTTTCAAAGATAGTGACATCTCGCTCTGCACGCTTTGCATCAGACTTGATTGGGAAGAAAACAACTGAAGTTGTATCAGGTGATTCTGATGCTGGTTCAACACGATAGTTAGCCATCTTAAACAAAGGCAACATTGGGTCGTTGTTAGCAAAACGAATTGCACGATTGAAATACTCTCCGCCTGGAGTCCAGTGAACTCCTGGTGATTCACCTGCAAGAATAGAAACGGTTCCTGATGGCTTTACAGTTGTCATCTTGATTGATTCACGAATACCAAGCCACTCTGAGTAAACAGTGTCATAAGACTTGATAACTTGATAACCATCGTCCATCCAAGTACGAAGAACTGGTAAACCGTGAATATCTGCAAAGTTAGCAACGCCAGACATTGAAGTTCCAATACGGCGGTTACGCTGCATAATTGCATTTGTTTCTTCCCAGTGTGTAGGAAGAAGCGTTACAGTCTTAGCGTAAAGATATGCAAACTTGAGTGTGCGTAGGTAATCTTCTTTTGATTCGTGACGGTTGAGGTATGTCTCAACAAGTGTGCAACATTCAAAAGATTCTAGTGATTGTTCAGCGCAAGGGTTGTAACCTGCAATGCGATGGTCTTTATTATTGATTGGGTCTGCAAGACGTCCGTATGCTTTTGATACGTCCATCCAAACAACACCTGGTTCACCATTACGAACAATTCCGTCAATGATTGGTGAGAAGTCAGTACCAACTGATACTTCTACAGAGTTATTTGACATCCACGCCCAACCTGGAGCCGCAGGGTCATAAGAGTTACGCTCTGGATAAACTTCTGCGTTCTTTAGATTGAGGAAGTCTGGGTCATCAATGCGACCAATTAGAAGTTCAGCAGAGCGACGAACGTTACCGCTAACAACACAAACCCCAATAAGATTTCCAATGTCAGCAATATCTTTGCGAGTGACTTTTTCTCCTGAGCGTCCATCGAACAACTTTCTAATGTAGTTATGTAGTTTCTCTAACGGTTCGTGTCCTGCTGCTGTTCCACCAAAAGTTTTGATTGGCGTTCCTGCTGGGCGGATTTCTTTGTAATCAAATACTGGAGCCTTGCTATCTGGCTTGAGGTAGGCATTGATGAGGGTCGCTGTTGATTCAACCCATCCTTCTCTGGTGTCTGGAATGACATATGTCTCTTCTCCTTGTGGTGCATAGATTGGGAAATCCTTATCAGCACCTTTGTCATCAAATCCAACTCCAACGCCAAGCATTGATGCTTCCATCAAAAATACAAATGGCTTTGCTGGATTTTGCTTTGTCATTTCTTTTGTTGAAACAAATGCACAGTTTTGTAGTGCAGCAGAATTCTTTTGTACGTTAACAATTTCTGTTCCCATAACCCAAAGTCCGCGTCCTGGAGGGCTAAACTTCAACTGAAATAGTCGGTCAAAAAACTCTTTAGCAGATGCTGCTGCTTTAGTATCAGACCAAGGTAAACGCTGTTGCTTAGCGTAATCTTTTTGGATTGAGTAAGTTCCGTTAGTTACTCGCTCGCAAACTTCTGCCCAAGTTTCTTTTGTTCCATCTTCTTTTTTACGGCTATATGTGCGTAAAAAAGTAATTTCTCCTACAGAATTTCCTGCTGCATCACGGTAACCAAAAGGCGCTTTCTGTTCCTTATATCCGTTAACAAAATCTTCTGTAAGGCGAAATGAAAATGGAACGGACATAGAAAGTCTCCTAAACGGTTATAAGTAATAAATGATTCGTTTTATCTCTACGGTTTGTTAACCCTAGGAAGAAATTCTACAGCAAAGGTAACTCTGCTTGGTTTTCTACTTTTTCCTCTGGCAGACCTAACACTAGTGCTTTTGCTAGTTCAAGTCCAAAAATAAATTCAGGAGAAAGTGTTCCTTCGCGTGCGAATACAATTTTTCTTTGTATATCTTCAGCAATCTTTAATTTCGTTTCATATTGAATTCTAGAGCGCTCTTCATCAAAATTGCTCCAAGTTACAGCAGTGAGACCGTCATACATTAGACACCAAGTCTTTCGCTAGAGATTCAACATATTCATTGTAACTTTGTACTGGTATTCCGCAAGCCTTTGCAACCTCAACCTCTAGTCGAGCCCCAGATGATTGTTCCCAACCATCGAGGGTCACGACCAAAGTAGAAGCAAGTACTGCTTCAATATCTTTTCTCATATACATTTCTTTAGGAAGATTTTGATTTCCATCAAAACATTCTGACGGGTCAAAAACTTCTAATCCTTGGAAACGTAAAATGCGAGAAGCATTTCTAAACGCAGGATAATTAAAATCAGGATAGCCTGTCATTGGTCCCGATATATAAATCATTGCGTTCTCTTTTCTTTACTTGTTCTTCAAGATTGCAGCCCAAGTCTTTGGACCAACTACTCCATCTGCTTCACCAAGTTTTGGATTTGCTTTCTGGAAAGCAATAACCGCTTTCTTAGTAACAGGACCGTACTGACCATCTGGCTTTGGTACACCAAGTTTTTGCTGAATTGTCTTGACGTGAATACCTGATTCACCTGGGTCAATTGTGTTTCCTGGATAAACAAGTGGGTCAGTAACAGGTGGCTTTGCAACCTTTGGTGTTACTGGATTTGCTGTTGATGCTGCGTAGTCAGGGCGTCCCCAACCGACAATTCCATTGAGAAGTTTCTTTGGATTGTTCTTGCGGAATGCACGCTCTTTCTTGCAGCACTCTCCGCCATTGCGCTGGTCTCCCTTTGGGTCTCCTGCGGTATTTCCTTCAATAGTTGTGCAGATACCATTCTTAGCATCTACCTTGATGATAATTCCAACGTGAGAGATTCGGTCAACGCCATCCCCTGGGAAGTCGAAATAAACAATATCTCCTGCTTCAGGAACATTTGTTCCATCGTTGTCATACCAACGCTTTGCTTTCTTAAAACCATCTGCACCTGCAACTGTTGAAACAGTATTAGGAACTTTTACACCTGCTTCATTAGCGCACCACATAACAAAAGACCCGCACCAAGCGAGGAAGTTTGCCTTTGTGAAAGCGCCATACTTTGTTTCATTATCTTTCGGACCTTCAATAGTTCCGATTTCTGCTGTTGCAACCTCGATAAGTCGGGCTGCGGTACCTTGTGGGGCGGCCATTTATTCTCCTAAGTGATTGTCTTGCTGGGGATAGTCCAATTCTACTGGACACTTATGTACTGAGATAAAAATGTCTCGCTCATCGCATTCTAAACAACGGATTGTTTCTGCGCCCATAACATCCAACATCGAGATAATGTCTTCTCTTATAAGAGTGTATTGAGAGTCTTCTCGTTCGGGGTCAAACTCCAATGGGTTTTTCTCTATCTCCCATTTATTCAGAGCCATCAACTTCATAACAATGTCGTGAAGCATCTCTTCAGCAACAATGTCAATGCTTCTTTTAGTTTCCATTTCCATCTACTGCCTCTCCTGCTGGTACATATCCAATAGGGAAGGAGCCAGCCCACAATGCTAAGCAGTCGGTGGCGTAGAAGTAAAGGATTTCTTTGCCCCAAATAACGCTGAGCATCTGTGCGCCGTGAAGGTTGATTCGCTCGTGAGAGGGGCAACCGCTCCAATCGCAGGTATAGGCGTAAGGGGTGTCCATAGCCAAATATTAACATCGGGGTCTAAGATTGGCGTATGACACTCCCTTGCGTAGATGTTGTTATCGCTACCCCTGGACATTCGGCAACAATGGCGTATGTCAAAAGCCTTGTCCGTACTTGTGCTGCTTTAGATGAGCGTGGCATTTCTTATGCTTTTTCTTCTGAATACTCTTCCCTTGTTCCAACCGCTAGAGAGTTGACTGCTCTGGGAAGTTCTTCTGGGGGCCTTGACTTCCAAACAACTTCTGTACTGGGCGGTAGGGATTACAAAAAAATCTTCTGGATAGATTCAGATATTGAGTGGGAGCCTGAAGATTTTTTACGTCTTCTGGGTTCAGATAAGGAAGTTGTTTCTGGTCTCTACGTTCTGGACGAGACTGGAAGAGTTGCTGTGGGATTTGCCAATGAGCAGGGGCAACCTGTTCGGGTCAACAAAGTGGAGTTCTTGCTACATACCGAAGAGGTAGAAGTCTTGAGTGTGGGTTTTGGATTTGTTTGTGTTAGTAAAGGTGTCTTTGAAAAGATGGAGAGACCTTGGTTTGGGATTGAGCGGATTGAGATTGAGGGTCGGAAGTGGAATGTCGGGGAAGATTATTCGTGGTGTGCTGGGGCTATCAGGGCTGGATTTAAGATTTTTGTAGACCCTTTGGTGAAGGTAAATCACCATAAATCCACTGTATATAGGGTATAGTCTTTAGTCAAGTATTTGTCTTTATTTCTTGGTAGTCTAGTATTCAAAATGGCTCCATCATATACTTACTATCGCTGAAAAATGAATGGAAAATATCGCTATCATATACTTACTATCAGCGAAATTCGAGTTTTTTATTTTTGTAGTAAGTTACTATCGCTAAAAAATAATCCAAAAATATTGATTTTTTTCGATAGTAAGATGAAAAAAATATTTTTCATTTATTTTTTGGCGATAGTAAGTTGGTGTTGATATAGTCTCTTACTACATCTAAAAAATATTCTGATGTTATTTTTTGGCGATAGTAAAATCTATTTCAATCTAAAAAATCTATACATCTATATATTAAATGACATAGAAGGTATTATTTTGGTTAACCCAGTTGAAAAACGCTTAACGTTAACGGAAATAGGCCCTTCAATGCCATTTTCAAGTTAGATGTTAGATTTACTGTGCTAAAGTGGCTTTTTGGAAAAACAACTTGTCAAGTCGAAAGGACGAAAATGGAAGACGCATTAGAGGCACTAAAAGAAGAAATGGTTATTGCTTTGATGAAGAGATGGTTTCCAAATCGTCTACCTACAGGAGAAGATTATGAACGGTGGGTTGAGATAGCACTAGATGATGCAACCGCTATTGTTGACCATCTTGTTGAGAAAGGTATGGCAACTGCTTCGTGAAAATAACTCTGACAGGAATTGATGTTCTTGTCATTTACATAATTACATCTTTCGCAGTTATCCAATCAAACATCTATACACGATGGAGACACGAAAGAGAAAAGCGACGACTGGTTATGAATTTTATGGCTGCGATGCAAGAACGAATTGAGACAGAGGAAGAGTTCAACGCAATCGTCAACAAGTTCAGAAAGGACTTTGAAGAAGATGACGAATAACGAAGATATGGGTGGAGAAGTCTATGACTTCTCTAACTACACCGACAATGTGGCAGAGCAACTACCCAAGGTAGAAATTGCCTACACCGAAGAACAAAAAGAAAAAATTGCAATGATTGAGAAGATGACTGGGCTACCCATAGACACCC